GTTTGCATACCACCCACAATAGCGCTTGTTCTGGCATCGTTTTGTGTTTGACCAAGCAATGTTTTAGCACGATTATAGGCTTCTGAACCAGGCATAATTCCTTGATTTGCTAATTGCACATCAGATGATTCTGATTGATGTTGTTGTTGCGGTGCAAGGCGTTGCATAATAGCGTCAGAATAAGTTTGTCCTGGATTAATACCATACATAGGATTTGCTTGACTTGCTTGCAAACCAGCTAATGATGAATTAGTTAAATCTTGTAATGGCTGGCTTAAAGATTGATTTGCTGTCCATACTGGATTGCCATTAGCATCTGTGCTTTGACTATAGTTTAAAGAACCATAAGGCGTATTTTGATTAACTCTATTAGCAGAGGTAGCGTATTGTGCGCCAGCTTGATTACCTAATGCTGTGTTATATGCTGCATTAGACCAAGGGTCTTGAGTGTTATAAGGGTTTCCAAATGGAGATTGTGTACCACCACCCCAAGATAAACCTAAGCCATTTAATCCTGTATTTGTTGCCATGTTAATTCCTCAAAGTTTTTTGACTATAACCAAGGAATCGGCTGAACCAATTATAACTTGATTTATAGCTTATTTCTTAATTAAAGCACACCGCCTTTTTCCATCACATAGTCTGTTGATACCCAATGCACATCAATTCCTTGTGAAGCCATACTCATATTAATACCAGCCGAGAATCCTAAGCCTGTAACTCCTTGCCAAATACGGTTAATACTAAGGTTTCCACCCCATGTATTAGCATCCCATTTGGCATTATCCCAAGTGCCTAAATCAGTACTAGCAGGGTTAAATGCAATTTGTCCTAATTGGTTTTGATAATCAAAATCGACATTAATACCACATAAAACGCTTGGAAAACCATTATCTGTTTGAATAATAGGGCGCACTAATGTATAGCGTTTTAACTGTCCTGGTGCATCAAAATAGCTATAAGCCTGTTGTACTGAAGCATTAATATTTGCGCCATCATCGCTATAGCCATTCCAAAATTGACCTACATAGCCATTCCCACCAAAAAATAGGTTATCGTAGCTTAATTCAAAGCAAGTAGCGTTAATTCCAGTAAAACTACACCATGCTTTAGAGATAGTGTGCATGACATATTGCTGTATTCCTTCATCTGAAGGCACATTAATAAGCAACATATTAGGACTAGCAAAATATATTATTTGCCAACCAAAATTAGCAGAATAAAGGCTAATTTCTCTTGAAATTTCAAAATAAATCTTATCTGTAATGTTAACTCTAGGGTCTAATCTGCTAGATTGAAGTGCAGAAGCGAGTGGTACTAAACCATCTTGAGTAAGCAATAAAAGGTCACCAGCCCATTTTAAAAAGCATCTGCGACTAAATGTTTGTCCTAATTGCCAAACACCTTTTAATGCCCAAGCGGCAGGGTCAGAAGGGTCTGTGCCGTTATAAACAATGACTTCACCGTTATTAGTTACAAACACAGCATAGTCATCAACACCTTGTCCAGCATCAATAGTCCATGTACCCATTGCTTGAATGTAGCCACCCATACGGGCAATACCACCAAAATCAAGTGATAAAGCAGCGCCACCAATAGCATCAGTAGGTAAATACCATACTTTCATGCTGTTTTTCTCGGTGTAATACAAGCGATGTTTAAACAAGTTTACATTGATAAGATTTTTAGAATCCACACCAGTAATGTATAACGCAACGGTATATGTTCCTACTACAGTAGCATTAGCCACAGGAGTAGTTAACATTGTGTATGTTAGCGTTGTAGTGCCTGTTACTGTAACAATAAATGTGCCGTTATAGTCGCTTGATGTAGCACCTGTTACTGTAATTTGATTTCCTGTTGCTAGACCATGTGCTGAGGCTGTAGTCATTGTTGCTACTGCGCCCACATGGGTAATAGTGCTAATTGTCTGGGCAGTTGATGTATTAGCTGTTGTAATCCAAGTTGTGCCGTTATAGACTAAATTAGCGTCTGTACCATTTACGGCTGTTAAATAATGCCCACCAATGTTGGACATATTGACATATTGAAACTTGTCGCTTGTAAGGCTAGTTACTACTTGTGTAGCAGTAGAGGTATCAGCGTTATATATCTTTGTGCCTGCTGCTGCAAATAGCTTTTGAGTAGTTGGCCCTGCATAGTTCATTAAAGTATTAACTTGACCTGTTATGCCTGTTGAATACTTTGTATATCCTAGTCTTAACTGAACATCAGTAGGAGTAGGATAAAAGTTGTTAAGTGTTACAGCATCAGTAGCAGGCATTTGGGCAATAGAATCCCTAGCGTTCCACCCACCTATAGGCGCTGTAATTGAAGCAGTTGTAGCAGAATTTGGTTTAGCTGTTGCCATATTTAGCTACCATAGCCAGTATCAGGTATATTGGCATAACCAATAAGAACCTTAGAAGGATAAGGTGCAAATGACAGATTAGGCGCACCTTTGTCATTAGCTTTAGCTATGTTTAAGTAACGGAAATAGTCTTGTTGCAGCGCAGTAGTATCAAACGATTTTACTTGGAAATATTTGAGTTTTGTATAAAGCACTAAAACACGATTATCAAATACAGTCGTATCAGAGTCTAATGTAAAGCTGTTTTTAACAGCATTTGCAGCACTTCTAGCCCAACCTTTACTGCGATATTCCCATCCTAAATACTCTTGGGTATTCATAATAGGCCATATTTGGAATTGATTATCCAATATGCGCCATCTAACTCTAGGGCCAGTTGAGATATAACCAGACTTTAGCCATTGCCATTGTTGGGCATCTTCAGGCCCTAACATTTCCCAATGTTTGGATTTATCCCATTGAGTTCTATCGGTAATCGTTTCAAAGTCATCAGGCAAATCATAAGCTGTTTGGGCAAGAACTACTGATTGTGTACCACTTCCAGAGGCAACTTGACTCATTACTACTTGTTTTGTGTTGTTATCTGCTGATACTACATAAGTATCTTGTGGGATGTTATACCCTGATAATTGCCATTGGCTTGTAACAAGAGAGATATTAGTAGCAGGTGCTACAGTCAATGTAGTAGAACCATTGACCGTAGTTGCGTTAGCTGTAATAGATTGAGTGTAAAAGCGATATTGGACTTGTAATGCTTGCCAATCGTGCTCTTTTAATAAGTCATAACCAGCCCCATTCATCAATGCCAAGATTTGTTGCGTATCTTGAGAAGGATTACCTGCAACATAAGTAGGCACAGCGAGGTTTAACTCGGCAGATACCTGTTGCACAAGTTGGAGCATGGTTGATGACATATTAAGCCTCGGCTACTTTGTTTTTGCGTGTTTTTGGGGTCTTTTCCGCAACAGCCGCAAGTAGCGCTTCCATTTGTTCTTGCATTTTGGATAGCTTCGCATCTGTTTCTGCTGTAATTTTAGCATTTTCTTGGCGTAATGCTTCTAATTCTTCTTGTCTTTGTGCTACTTCGGCAGAATCAGACGCTAAATTCAAGAAAGCCTTAGCTTTTAAGCGAAAATTATGGGGTGACATACCAGCTACCATGCCAATTCTTTGCAGTTGTTGGTCAGAACAGTCAGCAATAGATTCAACTGTGTGGAATTTAAGTCCACGCAATTCTTCAGCTTGACTGCGAGTAATCTGAGGCCATTGTTCTAATGGTGTTCCAACAATGTTTTCATGGTTTGCAACTTGATTCTGATAATGCGCCCATTGACGGGGAAAGCGTGCTTTGTGTGATTCTTGGGCATAAGTGTCAATTTCTGTCAGATTATCTCCAGGAATCATAATCCTTACAAAGTCGAATTCTTTAAAAATAGGTCTGCCAGCAGCATTTGATTCGTCATCTTGCTTTACTGACTTTTTATAGAACTGGACTGCTAGTCGTGCGTCTGCACCTTGAACATCGCTATCAATAGCCATTTAATTCTCCTAAAGTGGTTTAGGTACTACAGTTAAAAGAAAAGGGACTCCCCTTGTGAGAGAGTCCCAGTTTTTACTACATTATCTGTTGATTAAACAGATGCAATAGAGAACCAGCCATAGTCACCAGAAGCCATAGAAGCTGCTGTGAAATATGAACCAGCACCCAAAGTCGCTTGGAATGTTGAAGCATTTACTACAACGGTTGCTGAAGATGCTGCAATAGCTACACCTGCTTGACCGTAAACATAACGCTTACCATCTGATGCAAATGTTTCTGCACCTAATGGGCCAAATGAAGGCAAACTGCCTGATGCTACTGTTTGAGGTGCTGTCAAATTAACACCTGCGATTGGAAGAACTGAATATGCCATGATATTTTCCTTAAATAATTAAATAGACTGTTAAAACAGGGGTTTCCCCCTATTTATTAACTACCAGTCAACAAGCCTTGTAGGAAGCTGTTTGAAGTTGTAAGATTCCCGGCCCAGCCATACAATTTTACAATCGCATCCTGGTTGATAGCCTGACGCTCGCCACCGATAGGTACAAAGTTACGCTCTTTATGTGGGCGTAGGAAGATGTAATTGGTGTTCAACATATACATATATGTAGCTGTTTCTTGAGCACCATAACCACCGCCTAATACCACATCAGCAGATGTACCACCACCGTAGAACTTCAATGAAGCAAAACCAGCAGCGCCTGATTCCTCAGAAGCGATACGCTGAATAGCTTGCAAAGCGCCTACATAGTAACCATACAAAGTGTTACCAGCAACAATTAAGTCAGCCTTGTCTGTACCACGAATCTGCTTGATAGCAGCAGTAGTCATCGCAGCAAGGATGGTTGTTGAGGAAGTAGCACCAGTAGTGATTTGGTTCTGCCAGAATGTCCAAGTAGCACGGTTAATACCACCGTAAGTACCAGATGTAGGAGAAACTGCAACAGCAGCGCCCAAACCATCTAAGTTCTTACCACCGTTACCAGTACCATCACCGTACAAGTCACCAGAAATGCGGTTAAGCAAACGGGCTTCAGAAACTTGCATACGACCATCTAACAAGTCGATGATTGCTTCTTTAGAACTGTTTTGCAACATTTCTAGACCAGACATTGTTACTGAGTCTGCGTACTGTGCAATTTTGAACTGAGCAGCAGAAATAGGGCTATCTGGAGCGATGTTCAATACTTCATATCCTGAATAGGAGTTTGCGTTGTTGGTTGACGCATCATCGTACATAATTTCTTGGAGGATTACATTACCGCCTGAGAAAGGCTTAATGTTACCCTTTTGATTTAAACGAGTAAGAATTGCGTTGTTTTGTGTTAAGTTATCTGCCAAATCACCGCTACGACTTTGAATAGTGGTAGCGATAATATCGGTGATTGCTGAGTTAGCAAATGCCATGATTATTATCCTTAAAAATGTTAATTAGTTAAACCCTACGACTCATTGCTTCGCCTAATTGTTCGGCTATCATTGAGCGTCTATCCTTTTTATCGCCTGAGTCTGCCACTTTTCCACTAGGTGTAGTAGATTTCGGACTTACCGCAGCCGCCTTCGCTTTCTGTACTTGCTGCGCTTTGATTAACGCTTGTTTGGAATCCTTCAGGAGTCTGTCCTGTTCTAATGCCCAAACTTCATCATTCATACGCACAGCTTTCTTGTAAGCTGTTTCTAGGTCTTGGGCTTTCCCTAACTCAAGTAATTGAGCCATTTCTTCCCTTACCACATCAAAATGCGGAAACTTCTCCACATCACTTCGTACTCTTTCAATTTCACCCATTAAGCGTTGATTTTCCTCTTGGGCAAACCGACCTTTAATAGATGAAACTTCCTGATTTACCTGATTTAACTGGTACATCAGTTGTTGAGTGTATGGGTCAAGCTGTTGTGCTTGAACAACACTTTCACCATTTAATTGTATTCCATATTCTTGTGCAAGTC